GCTTACTTAAACAAAGTTGTATTAAAAGACATCATTGAGTTCGGTGGATCTGATGATCTATTTGATGATGATACGTTTGAATCAGATGATGATACATTATCGGATGACTTCTAATAGATGTTTAAAGGACATATAACAAAGGGTGGCTCATTAAAAGTCACCTGTCCTATATATTACGGGACAAGGAAGAAGTATATGTTAGGTTTAAACTGGTTACAGGATGCTCACTATAGGGCAAGGAACTTAGTTAAACAACAGTTCACAGAGAATATTGGTAAAATCCTACCAAAAGATTGTGTCTTAAATAGTCCAATCGAAACACACTATAAGGTGTATTATAAGAATAAGGTATCAGATGCTGGTAATATAGTAGCTGTTACTGAGAAGTTTTTAATGGATGCACTACAAGTACATAATGTAATAGAAGAAGATAATGTACAACACTATACCAAGAGTAGCTGGGAGGTAGTTGGACAAGATAGACATGACCCGAGGGTAGAAGTAACAATAAAAGGAATAAAGAATGATAAGTAAAGAGAATTATATAAGTGATTTAATGTATGAAGATGAATACCTAGAATACTATGAGGCATTAGAGATGTGGGACTACTATAGAACATGCTATGAAGAAGCCCATGAGTTATGTTAGAGAAGATAATAGTGAATTACTTCCTGGATGTCATGGTTGCAATAGCTGTGGTAGTAGCGATGCTGTTAGGTATTATGTTGACGGCGGTGCTTATTGCTTTAGTTGCAATACCTATAATCCTAATGGCGATGCTGGCAAGGCCACTGATAAGCATGAAGGACATCGAACCATGGCAGGCAACTTAATACAAGATGTTGATCCAGTAACACTGGTTGCTCGTAAGATCAATGAACAAACATGTAGACACATGGGTTATGGTAATGCTCACTACAAAAGAAAGCCAGTACAAGTAGCTAACTATTATAATACTGATGGTCAAGTTGTAGCTCAAAAGGTAAGGGATAAAGATAAGAACTTTGTATTCATTGGTAATACAAAAGAAGCACTAATGTTTAATCAACAAAACTGTAGAGGTAATGGTAAGAAACTAACTATAACTGAAGGTGAGATTGATGCCTTATCTGTGAGTCAAGCATTTGATAATAAGTGGGATGTTGTATCTATATCATCTGGTGCCTCTGGTGCTAGAAGAGAAATAGCTAAACACCTAGAGTTTATATCAGGTTATGATGAGATTGTACTTTGGTTCGACAACGACAGAGCTGGACGAGAAGCCCTCGATAGTGTTATCCCTATACTACCTATTGGTAAAGTAAAGATAGCCCGTCACGTTGATTACAAGGACGCTAATGATGTATTAAAACATCTAGGTAAAGCAGGAGTAGTTAATACATTCTATAATGCTGAGATGTTTAAACCAGAAGGTATTATCCTACCAGAGGAACTACTAGAGGAGGCACTAAAGCCTATTGAATATGGTAGACCATGGATGTTTGAGAAGATGACAGACATAACATATGGTAGAAGATTAGGCGAGGTAGTAGCATTAGGTGCTGGTGTATCCGTAGGTAAGACAGACTTTGTAATGCAATCTATATCTGATGATATGAAGAGAGGTTATAAAGTTGGTACCTTTATGCTGGAGCAACAGACAAGAGAAACCTTATTACGTATTGCTGGTAAGATAGACGGACAACACTATCACCTACCAGACAGTGAACACAACCCTGAAGATTTAAGGAATACAATTACTAATATAAAGGACCTCTATATCTACGATAACTTCGGAGCTATTGATTGGGAAACAATTAGTAATAAGATTAAGTTCATGGTACATAACTATGGTGTTGAGCATATCTATATTGATAACTTAACTGCTCTTAATGCTCATGCTCAAGATGAGAGACGTAACTTAGATGCTTTAATGGCTGATGTAGCGGCACTAGCGAAGGAATTAAATATATGGATACTAGTTGTATCACATCTTAATCCACCCAAGACAGGTAATGCACATGAAGCTGGTGGTAGAGTAGA